GTAGCGCCTGACGAGTGGGCCACGGAAGGTGAAGAAGTTTGCCTGGCCTCCAGCGGGAGGGGCGAAGAACTGACTCGCCACGTCCTCGTTCGTGACCTCAATCGAAGACCGAATGCCGAGGCGGTCCACCTCGACCGTGTAGACCACACCGCTGGTTGCGAGGGGGAACCTGGGACCGACCCGCAGCCAACAGACCGCAGGGCGAATCTCAGTCGCGGGGCCAGCAGCCTCGCCAAGAGCGCCACCGTTCGGGCCGAGGACCGTCTCCAGGACGTATCGACCTGCGTTGGGTCCGACCGCGAAGGTGAGGATCTCACCAGGTGCTGCGAGAGCCCAGTTCTGGAGCGGGTCAACGAACGCCCCATCCACGACGCTGGCCGTGCCGCTCAGCCCGGTGGGTGAGGTCGTGTACGCCCTGGCTACCGGGTCATCCCCGAAGGGAAACGAGAGCACCTCACGGACGAGGTAGCGACCCGCGTTTGGCCCGGAGGCAATCACCAGCGGTGCCCCGACCCGAACCGACCGGAAGCTCACTACGTCGTTGAGCGTGTACCTGTCAGCGAAGATGGTCCCTGTGGAGGAACTGATCTCCTTGACGCCAGTGCAGTACTTGCGGAAGTCGTCGTAGTAGTACGAGTCGAGTTCGAGCTTCTGGTAGTCGTCGGTGAAGACGTGGCGGTAGGTCTCGCGGAAGAGATTGCGGTACTCGTAGATCGTGTGGGCGGGGCGAAGCGCCCGCATGACGATCTGGACGTTCCTAGCGAGGATGATCGGTAGATTGGCGAAGTCCGAGAGCAGATCGTGCGTGTGCGCCGGGAGTGAGGGCGGACCGACGATCGCCGTGGAATCAGCAACCAGGAACCCAGAGATCGTGTGGATGTGCTCCGGCCCGGAGCCGTCCGCCCAGATGATGCCGGTGGTGACGCCCTCGCCCGCCGCGTTGATCTTGACCGTGTGGTAGTGGGGATCGACGCTGCTACCAGAGGTGGTCCTGTGGTGGTTCGAGACGTTGATCTCGAACGTGAACCGGTCAGCGATGCCCCAACCGACACCAGGCAGTCCGATGAAGGCGAACTTCTCAAGGATTGAGACTTCAGCGTCGGTGAGCGCCTCGACACCTTCGAGGAGGGTGACCGTCTTGCTGCCCTTGAGCAGCAGCACGACCATCTTCTGAAGGAACGCCCGGTAGGTGAGGTCGCCGTCGATGTCCGGCAAGCCCGTCTCGGCGGAGGTCGGGAAGATCAGGTCCGCGAGGAACTGGAAGAGGACTTCAGGGCGCGTGAAGTTGTAGTCCGCGTCCTCGTAGGCGTCCTCGCCAGTGACCTGGATGCGGGCAAGTTCTTCGGCAATCGCCTGGAATTGCTGGGCGTAGTACGGCCCCTTCGTCTGCGCGACGTAGTTCGACGGGAGCGAGTTGAGGAAGACCGTCGTGATCTGGTCCGCGACAGCCCGGACACGAGACTCGTCAACCTGGCCCTCTTGGTCGAAGGGGGCCGGGTTCTGGACGGTAGGCCCAACCACGGACGCCGGGAGGACGGTGATCAGGCCGCCCGTCGCACGAGACTTTGGTGTGGGATCCTCGGCCATGCTCTCTACTCTCTACCCGAGAGGAAGAGAACCGCACCGCCTCCTGGTGCGGCGGGGCGTCACCCCCTTAGCTTGGCGTCGTATTGGTCAGGGTGCGCCTTCCACTTCTCCGCAGAAATGATCTCCTGCTCAGGAGGGGTCAGCTTCGCCCACCAACCCTCTAGCTCCTTCACCATGTTCGCCTCCCAAGCCGGGTCCAGCTTCGGAGACCGACGGGCGTTACGCAAGATCCCCCTCCCCCACCGGTAGTTGTCGATCACCTGAAGATAGGGACCCAAGAGAGCGACCATAGCCCGGTTGAGAGATCGTCTGGGATCCAGATCCTCCGCTGACACCTGACGACCGAGTTTCTTCCCCGTACATGAGAGGCAGAGCCAGCCAGAGTTAGGTCCCACTCCGGTCAAAGCCCACACGTCATCGAAGAGGAAAAACTCCTCCACGAAGCCATAGCAAGCCTTGCAGGCTCGATTCTTCAGGTCACTCGAACCTGAGTTCAGCTTACCAGCGCCCTTACAGGTTGGGCAGGTGACTACCTTCACTTCTGTCACCGCTCTAGCTCGACCTCTTTCGGATCAGACAGACCCAAGAAGTCCTCTACGCACCCGGAGTCAGGTGGTCGTTGAGCCAAGACATTTTCGATAGCGACAGAGACGTTTGCCCAAACCGCCTTTCGAGTTCGTCTTTGCTCCCCATTGTCAATGATATGCCCTTTTTTCTTGAGTTTGGACATTACTTGCCATTGTGTAATGTTTGTGTCTCTCTCGATCTCATCCCATATGGCCCCAGCCACCCCTCGTTTTCTGATGTAGTCGAGCACCACCTCATAATCATGAGGTGGTGCTTCATCATCATGAGGCTGATCTATGGGGAAACCTCGTTCAGAGTCCGGTGGAATAGTTCTCGGGCAGTCCACGGCTATCCAGGATCGGAGGTACTCTTCTGGAAGAGAGTACAGGTCCATGACGCGCTTACGACTCATATGTCGTAGGTGTAGAATCACCTCGTATCTGAGATCCTTCTTGGCGGAACCTCCATTGATCCACATCCCCATACTCGTGGAGACAGATCCGGAGAAGTGAACTCCAGAAGGTCCTGTTTCCACTCTCCCGATAATGTACAACATAGGAGTCGAGCTACCGCCCTGGTACCCTATCCAAGGGATTTGTGGGTGAGGGACAAAGGTCAACCCTTGGGCTTTGAGTAGTGGTTTAGCAATGCTCAGTGCGTGGGTGTATCGATCTGCGGCTGCGGAACGACCATTCGAGGTTCGGCCATCGCGACCATAGGAGACCCCTATTGAGATCACCCCCCCAGGTGTGACGCACCTTGCACACAACGCCCAGGTAGGCATACAGGTTTCAATCTGCCCACAGAAGTCAAGGTGCATCACGTCAATGTCTTGGAGGCCCCTCGTGACGTGCTCTACGTCCCTGCAAATGAGTTTGGCTTTTGGTAGCCAGACCCGAGAGGACTCCACGAAATCTGGGTTCAGGTCTACCCCAATCATCTTCGATTCGGATGCCCCTAGAGCCCTGGCTGCGCGACCATCCCCACCCCCAGGACCGGTAAGCATCAGTATCCGAACCCCCTTAGTCGGTCGAATCAGCCCCCAGAGCTTTGCCCTAGCAAGCTGTTTCGTGGATGAGTCCCCAGGGTAAGTATCTCGGATCTTGCGTGGCATCGAAAGACATTACACCCAGCTTTCACCGCCTGATCCTGACGCGAGGATCTAGAAATGCGGTCTGGTGCGGTCTGGTGCAGTTTGGTGTGGTTTGGAGCGTGAGTGAAGTCACACTCCGCAGACGGAGGCGTCAGGCCCGGTCTTCCGACGCCAGGCGCTCTCGACGCCTCGCGTGTCCGGCCCGCATGGCAGCTTTGGCGGCCTCCGTGCGTGGCTTCCCAATCTTTGAGGCACGGATCTTCTCCCTAGCTTCTTTGGGTAGGGGGGGGGTTGGTTCGCGCGAGTCCGCCGGAGCTTCTCACGGGTCTCTTCCGAAGCCATCGCTGCGCGGTGTCGAACCCGGACTTCCTCTGAGTCAACCGCTGCATGAAGTTTCCGAAGAGACTCCTCTGTGACAGAAAGTTCTCGGAGCTTCTTCTTAGTCTCTTCGGAAACGAGTGGGAGGCGAACTGTAACTCAGTTAGAGCATGAGGTCTAATTCGACCTGTCCTCGGCAAAGGTGAACGTGAAGATGCCGGGGGTCAAATATTCAGCGCCGGAGGGGTCAATGTCCCGCTCGCCCGTCTCGAACGCCACCGTGTAGGTCGCCCAGTAGGTGTGATTGGACGGGGAATCCCCAATCGCGAGCGAGATCATCACCCGGTTCTGAGTGATCGCCACGCGCCGGTTCTCGATGTCGGTCGGGGTGATGTACCCCTGGGAGTAGAGCGTCGAGTCGTCGCTGTAGTTGGGGATGACAGCGCCCTCGTTGCCGATGATGTAGGCCCGACCATTCCCCTCGCGAAGCGACTCTGGAAGGCTGGTCTGAAGAATCATCTGCGCGTCGTCTTGAGCGACGCCACGGAAGTTCCCTACGGGTCCGCCGCCGGTCGAGGTAGCTGCTGTCAGTTCGTCGGTCAGGAGCCAGACCGAGTTGATTGCGTCTGACCACAGATCGACGCGGAAGGCGTCTCCAATCTGGCTGGAGTTGATGTCGTCCTTCGCGACCTGTGAGCCGAACGCCCTGACCATCTTCGTCAGCGGCAGCACGACGTAGGAGACACCCGCCGCCGAATCGAGGACGTTCACCACGTCCGACCGGCGAAGAGGCGTGCCCATGCGGAGCCCAGCGATGAGCAGCCCGAGGTTCGTTCGGATCCTGGTGTCCACCGTGCTCTGTTGGAACCCACGCCGCAGGATGATCGTCGCCGTGATGTCCACGGCGACCGCGACTGCGCTCTTCCCAAGAACATCTGCCGTGGCGTGCTTGGTCTTGTCGATGGCCTGCTGAAGAGCCGCCGTGATCAGATTGGTCTGGTAGGTGACGGTGAAGTTCTCGTCGTAGTTGTAGCTAATGAGGATGTTCTGGCCGTCTGTGATGGCGCTCGTAGAGGTGCGCTTGATCCCCAGCGGAGTCGTCTGACTGCCCTCGATGATCGTGTAGTCTGGCGTCGATGAGACGAACGGACTCGCATAGGTGACAGTGCCCGTCGAGTTCGTGACCACCACCGTCAGCGAGTCTGCTCCGAGTCGAAGAACGAACTCGACGTACTCTCCGACGATGACGTGAGGCTCGTTCGTGACGGCGAGGATTGCTCCTGTCGGAATCGAGAGCGTCGGGTCTGCACTCCCCGTGATCTGAAGGTAGTCCCCAGCCTTCGTGGACCGCCCCAGCGACAACGGCGAGTTCGGATGGAAGAGGGTGTAGGTCGTGGGGTTGAGCGTCCCTGAAGCCTCCCCAACGACCGAGGTGATGCTATCGACAGGCTGCCTGGGGAGGACGAACTTCTCCCCAGTCCTGTATCGGTAGTCCCCGAGGATCACGTCGGTCAGGGTCGGTAGCTCGAACGGCTGCGGCACGTCGAGCGAGAGCTTGATCGTGTTGTAGTTGAGGTAGGTAACGCCCGCGAGATTGTAGTCGAGCCCTGAGGTTGCGTTCCTGAGCCCAAGCCCAATCAACGGGTAGTTGAGCATCTCCGTGAGTGGGTTCGTCGGGGAGAGGTCAGGGTCGAGCGCCTGGAACTGGTACGCGCCAGGATCTCCAATCACCACGAACTGCACGTCCCGCTTGCGGATGAAGGTAAACGCGAACACATCTGTGACTGTGGCGAGCCGTTGCCCCTGCTCCCACACGTCAACCTTGCCGCCGATGTGCGTCTCAGTGGTGGGGTCGTAGTCCCGCTGCATGAGCGGGTTCCCTGCCTCTACGACCTGAGCCTGAATCAGACCAGGCACCGAGGCAGCCACCTGGTAGTAGCCCTGCGTCGTGCCTGTATCAACCGAGGAGAGTGCGCCCCGTGCGACGGCGGCAAGCTCAGAGTTGCTTTGGGCGTTGGTCCCACCGAAGAACACGTTGTCGTTGGTGACGGAGAGCCCGAACGGAGCCCCCGACGAGATCTGCCTTGGGCCGACATTCCCCGCCGCACCTGGAGTCACAGCCTGAGCCGGAACTGTGATCGAGTACTGGCCTGTCGATGGATTGTAGAAGGATGCCAGTTGATTGACGGGGATCTCCGCAATGCGGGATGTCCTGAACGACACACCACCTGCCGAGAGGACAGTCCCAAGCTGCACTTGGAGCGTGACCGTAGGTGTCGTACCCGTGAAGAATCTGACTTCACCAATGGCACGTTGACCTGGGATGCGGGTCACACCGAAGTTGGCTGCGAGCTTGTCAAAGGCTCCATTGATGACCGTCTGAACGAGAGATGGGTTCGTCAGGTAGAGCGCCTTCGAGAGCGCAATCTTGTAGCTGGACGAAGCTGGCGGGATCGAAACACCACTGCCTGTTGGATCATCAATCGCCAGGAGCGTGTCGAAGCTAGATGCCCGGTAGATGAAGTCGAGCAAGAACCTGATGCGTTCGGCTTCTGTCGAGAACGGATCGAGGACGGTGTCCCGGACGACTGAGCCAGGCTGAACCGCGATGTCCCTGTCCTTGCGGTAGATTGAGGCGACTGAATTCTGGAGGATCTGCTGTCGGCTGACCGCCGGGATGCTCTGCGTCGAGACGCGAACATCGATCGGGTTCGCCACGATCTCCTGAGAGAAGGTCGATTCGTATTCGACCTGGGTGATCGAATCGAAGAAGATCGCAGTCACCACATAGTAGAGCGACTCGGTCTGAGGAAGGACCGAGAACGCACCCACTGGGATAGTCGATGGGATGGAGGTGAGATTGAACCTCCGGTTGTGCAAGAACTCGAAGTACGAGATCAGCGCGATGGACGAGATGGCCACGTCCGTCTGAATCTGCGTGACCCCATCTGGGATCTGAATCGCAGAGTCCACGTCTGTTTCCAGGGTGACCTGGGACGAGTTCTCCTGCGTGATCAGTGCCCTGACAAACAGGGGGTCTGCCGCTTGAGCGACGTTCTTGCTGGTCAGATTGAAAAGGGAGGTGACGTTCTCTCTCTTCACCGGGATCGACACGGGCTGGGCGTTGATGCGGGAGTACCCGACCGTGCCTCCGCCAGCGATGGCTGAGGCGTAGAAGTTGTACCCTGTGACCGTTGGGTCAGTGAGCCCCTGAACCGACAGATTCACGGCAGCGTCAAGACGCTCGACAGTGATAGCAGTCGGTGTCTCAATCGACTGAACCACCGAGGAGGCGAGCAGGTAGACGGTCGCAATGACCGGAGCCGAAGGGGGGCCAGAGAGCGGGACAGACCGCACCTCGATGGTGTTCACACCAGAGAACAGGTCGAGGCCGTTCGGGTACGAGGTCGGGTTCGGGACGATCCAACCAGCCGCCGAGAACGACACCATCGAGGGGTCAGTCGTGAAGCCGCCGCCACGGATCGAAACTTCGAGGTCCGCCGTGTCCGTGTTGATGGTGCCAGTGAAGAACCTGGACGTGGTGGTGGTCGAGAAGGCCACCGCAGTCCCGTAGGTTCCATCCGGCCCTAGTACCTTGAGCGTCATCCGAAGCTCCCCAAAGACAGCTTGTTTGTCCCAGGCAGAGCATAGGCTCCGGGGGCTGTGTAAACTATGCTCACAGAAATCGGCTCGAAGCTGTAGTTTCGCACGGAGACATCCACCAAGAACACCGTCGGGTCTGAAGGAGACTGCTTCACCCCGACGTTATCCACGGAGTAGAGCCGCTCCTTGGGGGAGATGCGCTGGTACTTCGACTGCTGGTTCTGGAGGTTCTGAAGGATCGTGAGAGCACCGGTCACAGACTGCCTGATGTTGACAGCAGAGGCTGCGTTCGACTTCGAGCCGATGAGGCTCATCAGGTTCGTTCCGTACCAGGGGTAGTAGAGATTCGACTTGAGTTCCGTGAGCAGGATCTTCAAGCACGATTGGTAGAGCAGGTTCTCGTTGCGGACGATGAGCGCAGCACCGTCTACGTCGAAGCGCCAGTCGTTCTCGACCTCTGTGCCGCGACACCGAAGACACTGGTGCCAGACCACCTGGTAGGTGACCCCGAAGTAGTAGTTGGCCCGCACAGGGCTGTCGAACTTGATGAAGTAGCCGTTCTCGAAGATACCGTCGTCACCCTGAACGCTCTGGCTGAAGAGGTTGAAGGACGGCATGACGACCTGGCCAACTGCACCCACCTGGTCTGAGAACCCCAGGCTGTCTGCTGCGCCGCCACTCACTCGAACCTGGGAGGTCGGCCCGAAGGACGAGTTTTCCTTGAGATTGAGGATGCCGTTGACAACAGAGGCCACCAGGAAAGGCCGTCCTGTTGGGTCCGCGACGGCCGTGTTGATCAGCGTCGCCAGGGCCAGGGCCGTCTGGTAGCCGACCGGAAGATTGAGAGCGACAGACCTGTCTTGCGACCGGATGAGGAGGTCGTTGAGTCCAGGGCTCACCAGGTACGGCTCAGCCCTGCCTGAGGTCAGAGATCCTGAAGATTGAATCCCCATCGAGGGGCTCACCGGGTACTGGTCGTTCACGACCACCTGGAGCAGGCCGATCCCCGAGATTGGCTTCCGGGTCTGAAGGGTCACCCGGTCAGCCGACAGAACAGTGCGTTCCTCCCCGATGATATGAGGGCAGGAAAATCCGAGCCTAACGTCGCGGCTCATGGCGCTACCTGCTTGAGCTTGTGTGCTTTCCAGCGAGCCTGGGTCCACGGCACACCTTTTCTGGCGGTGCTCATAGCTTGCTTGTGATCCCCATCTGAGGGATGTTGAGCGGGAAATGCGGGCAGTCGCGTGACATGGGCTCTCTTTCCCGTGCGGCGATAGGGCGAAACGCCAAGCCTCACCAGTAGTACCCGACCCGCCTCCTGGAGAGG